CAATCAAAGATTGAGTCTAGAGCGTGGTCGCTCTAACTATGGTAAGGCATCTATCAGAAACATGAGAGCATCAGGCACAGGTGGCAATGCTGCTGACCCTGCTGAAAGACTTGTAGCAATGGACGCAAGACATAAAGCACACAAAGAGAAACGTGGTGTGAAGACTAAGGGTATGAAAGAAGAGGTGTATACAGGACCTAAAAAAGGTGACTTAAAAGGATATGGATCTAAAGCATTCAAAGAATATGAGAAGAATATGGATCCTAAAAAACGTCAAGCACTCAAAGACAAGGCAACTAAAGGTATGAAGTTTACTCATGAAGGAAAGGACACTTCAGCAATGAAAAAATTTCTTGATGATAAAGCAAAGAAATTAGAGAAGAAAAGAAATTCACAATCTGATGCTGCTAAAAACAATCCTCATTTTGATAGCACATCTTCTATGCCTAGAAGTAAAGTATATGCAGGTCTACAACTAAGTGGTGACCCTAGACTTGGTAAACTCTTAGAAGGTCTAACAGCAAAAGAGCGTTTGAAAAGAGACGCAGGTGCTATCGCTAAGAAAAAGATGAGACAGAAAGAGCATAACAAATATGTTAATTTCTTAGATGTTGATGAAGCATTACATCCTAATGTAGCAAGAAATGATGCTATTAATAAGGCAAATGCTATGAAGCGTGCAAAGGAGAGGGAAGCATCTAAACCTTCTGCTGATGTAATTGCTGCTAGAAAGCGTCAGTATAAAGGTGGTAGTGACTATACTGCTGCTGATAGAAAGAAAGTTATTCAGTCTTATAAGAAAGAAGAGACTATCTTAGAAACACCAAAGGGTGACGCAGGAAAAGACACACCAACTAAACAGGCAGATAGAGCTGCTCGTAGTTATGGTAGTGGTTACGGTGCAAAGTATAATGCTCCTGCTCGTAAGACTATCCATAAGATGAAGAGAGGAGTCAAGAAGTATAAGGGTGAGAAGGAAAATAATGATGGGTCTACAAAGATGACCAACTTCATTGATGATAGAAAGTCTCACTTCCATACACAAGGTAAGTCTTATGATGAGCCTTCAAGGAAGAAGATGAAGAAAGAAGAAGTTGCAATTTCTGAAAAAATAAAGTATGATAGTAAAGGATCTTCTATGGATTACTTCCTAGGCAAAGATCCAAAGAAGACAAAATACTATAAAGATAATAAGAAAAAGAATGAATCTAAATCATCTTGCGAATGCAAGCATGAGTCATTCTCCGATTTCTTAAAGGAAGGTAACGCCACTGCTCGTATGCTTCATAAGTCAAAAACTCAGGTCACAGGGCACATTAGTGCTGACAGGGGGTCTGACGAAAAAAAGAATCAATCCAAGCGTAAAGGCTTGGAAAAAGATCTGAAGAAGCATGGGATCGGACACAAAAAAGGTGTAGGTGAATACAAGTATGACAGTGGAGAAACTGGTCGTGAAGTGTCCTATCAGACCTCAAAACCTGATAAGATGTCTAAACGTCGTTTTGGAAAAGTCATGCGACGTCTAGGACGTAAGCACGGACAAGAGTCTGTGATTACTAAAGACAAGGATAAACCCGCAAAGTTACATACTACCGAGAAAGGAAGTAAGCAAAAGTCTGAGACTATAGGTAAGTCTAAGGCAGGGAAACACCCTCAGGGTTATGGAGAAACTTCTGGCACCAAAGTCAGGAGTGCCAAATTACCTAAGAAAACTAACAAATCATCTTATCACTATGGCTAAACACAAGACCGATAAAAACGGATACGGAGTTTGGTATTGTATGTATTGTGGATTCACTGCACCGCAAGGGCATTGGAGACCTAAGACATATATTGAGAAACACGAAGAGCATTGTCCTAAAAGACCATCATGAAAACATTCCAAGAATTTCACGAATCTGCTTGGCAGAGAAAAGAAGGAAAGAATAAGACAGGCGGTCTGAATGAAAAAGGACGCAAATCTTATGAGCGTGAAAATCCTGGTAGCGATCTGAAGGCACCACAACCTGGTGGAGGACCTAGAAAGAGATCATTCTGTGCAAGAATGGGTGGAGTAAAAGGACCTATGAAAGACGAGAAAGGTCGTCCAACCCGTAAAGCACTCGCACTTAGAAAATGGAAGTGCTAGTATAAATAAGTATAAAGACTTATTATATGAAATTCCTTAATACCTTCTTGTTGGGTATATCGGTAACAATATTAGATACCCTATACAAGGGAAGACATTTTGAAAGATTTTGGGTGCTAGAGGAGATTGCTCGGGCACCCTATTTTGCTTTTATAAGCGTATTACATTTACGAGAGTCATTAGGTTTGAGAGGACAAGTGCATACTGATCTTATGAAAGAGCACTTTGCACAGACTCTAAATGAGACAGAGCATCTAGAAGAGATGGAAAAGAGGGGAGGTAATAAGTATTGGATAGATAGATTCTTCGCACGTCATCTAGTATTACTATACTATTGGATCAATGTAGCATACTATTTGTTTGATCCCATAGATGCATATGATCTTTCCGAGAAAATAGAGTGGCATGCAGCAGATACATACTCTAAATACTTAGAAGAATTTCCACAGGATGAAAAGATTTCTGCTATAATGCAGGATGAGATTCATCATGCTCAGGAATTATCTGAAGCCATACGTCTTATAACATGAAGTCACAGTTTATCCTATTTGCATGTTTCTTACCACTTGCTGCGATATACATAGTGATGAAATTTGCTGTATGGATGAGTGCCGTAAACAACGAAACGATCTATGTTAGCAAAGAACGGTTTAGAAAGCGAGGACCCTATGTGGAGAATCCGTATGCGGACGTTGATGAAGAGGAAGAGGAGTATGGAGATACGACAGATTATAAATGACGTCCTTCATCAATATTATGTTGTAGAGCGTGGTATGCCTATTCCTAGATGGAAAAGCAATACCGATCCACAGTGGTGGATAGATTATCTTGCATCATTAAAAGATGGTAGTAGTACACAGCGTTAACATAATGGTGCTAATACTTGTCATTTCTGTGACAATACTGATTGCCTATATAATGAAGTATGCGTATCAGGAGATGAATGATGGGAGCGATGACACCTCCAAGTCGGAAGAGTTGCTATAACTTCAGAGTTGTCGAAATCAATCGTGTAGTTGATGGAGATACAATCGACGTAACTATAGACTTAGGTTTTGATCTCAGCAAAAAAGAAAGGGTGCGTGTAGCAGGAGTTGATACTCCTGAGAAAAGGACAAGAGACCTAGAGGAGAAAGCACTTGGAATTGATGCGACGAACTGGCTTAAAGAAAAGCTTGAAGGAGCGATTGACGGTGAAGATGATCTTGTCATTAGGACTGAGCTCGTTGGTGGTATGGGCAAGTATGGTCGTCTTCTTGGCTGGCTTTATATTGGGGATTCAACTGTGTCTCTCAATGAGCAGATGATTGACGAAGGATACGCTTGGTGCTATGATGGAGGGACAAAAAACAAAGACTTCGAGTCTCTTCGTGAGATTCGTAGATCACATGGCACACTACTAGAAGGATGAGAGACAAAATGATTGATGCCTTGCTGCAACATGCCAAGGGTCAAATACACAAACATAAAATGAATGTTGAGGTTTACCTTACAAACCCAGTGGGTATTGGTGAGCATCCAGATGTGATGGAAGCAATCGAAAAAGAATTAGATATGATTGCACATTATCATGATCAAATAGAAGTCATCTCTACTTACATTGAATAATGCAGATAGAAGAATTAGAAGAAGGTGATTGGTATTGCTCCATGAATATGGGGATAGAGGAGGTAAGGTATCTCTATGCTTTTTTTAAGAAAGCAAAGGGAGAGACTCCTGATGAAAAAGATTATATAGAGATGATGAGAAAAAGATTATTTGCAATGATGGCAGAGTTTGCGTTAACGGAGTTATGAGTCAACAGGAGATATATCTAGGCAATCCTAATCTGAAGAGGGCAAATGTTGCACAAAACTTTACCCCTGAGGAAGTAGAGGAGTTTGTCAAGTGTAGCAAAGATCCTGTATACTTTATTACTAACTACATCAAGATCATATCTCTTGACCTAGGTCTTGTGCCATTTGAATTGTATCCGTTTCAAGCGGATATGGTAAATAAGTTTCACGACAATAGATTTAATATAGCAAAACTACCACGACAGTCAGGTAAGTCAACAGTTGTTACTGCCTATCTGTTGTGGTATTCCATTTTTAACGACAACGTAAACGTAGCAATCCTTGCTAACAAGGCAGCAACTGCTAGGGAAATGCTACAACGTCTCCAACTATCATATGAAAACCTCCCTAAATGGCTCCAACAAGGAGTCGTCAACTGGAACAGAGGATCTCTGGAACTTGAAAACGGCAGTAAAATCATGGCTGCTTCTACTTCCGCTTCTGCTGTCAGGGGTATGTCATTTAATATTATATTTCTTGATGAATTCGCCTTTATTCCGACTCATATCGCTGATGAGTTTTTTAGTTCTGTGTATCCTACTATATCCTCTGGTAAGTCAACCAAGGTTATAATCATCTCTACCCCTAAGGGTATGAATATGTTTTATAAACTCTGGCATGATGCAGAGTTAAAGAGGAATGAGTATATCACAACAGAGGTGCACTGGTCTGAAGTGCCAGGTAGAGACGCACTGTGGCGAGAGCAGACTATTGCTAACACATCTGAAGAGCAGTTTAACCAAGAGTTTGAATGTGAATTCTTAGGATCTGTCAACACACTTATTACGTCAACTAAACTAAAGATCATGACGTATGAGGAGCCTTTAACTAAGAATGCAGGACTGGACATATACGAAGAGCCTATAGAAGGTAATCAATATGTGATGACTGTTGACGTGGCACGCGGTATAACTAAGGACTATTCTGCATTCTTAGTGTTTGATACGACCACTATTCCGTATAGAATCGTAGCAAAATATAGGAATAATGTAATTAAACCTATGCTATTTCCTAATGTTATACACCAAGTCGCAGTAAGTTACAATCATGCGTACATTATGGCGGAAGTAAATGATATTGGTGGGCAGGTTGCGGACATACTACAGTATGATCTTGAGTATGATAATCTTCTTATGTGTGCTATGCGTGGAAGGGCAGGTCAGGTTGTAGGACAAGGATTCTCTGGCAGTAAGACCCAACTAGGAGTCAAGATGAGCACTACAGTCAAGAAGACTGGTTGTTCTAATATGAAAACATTGATTGAAACAGACAAACTAGTATTCCAAGACTATGATATAATAAGTGAGTTAACTACTTTTATACAAAAAGGTCAAGCGTGGGAGGCAGAAGAAGGTTGTAATGATGACCTCGCCATGTGTATAGTTATCTTTAGTTGGTTAGCAACATCTGATTATTTCAGAGAGTTGCATGACAATGACGTTAGAGCACGTCTGTATCAAGAGCAGAAAGAGCAGATTGAAGCAGACATGGCACCCTTTGGTTTCATTGATGATGGAATGAATGAGGAAACCTTCGTTGACAAAGATGGCGATGTATGGCATACTGACGAATACGGTGACCGATCTTACATGTGGGAGTTTCGATGATTTTTATTTCTTGTCCACCAGTGTATACATTACCTGGCACTTGGACAAAGTGTGACGCACTTATACCTCACGCAAACTATGATCCTAACTTTACCTTCCCAATAGCAGTAGCAGTTATTACTGTGTTGTTGGCAGGGTTTGGAGTTTACAGGGGATTCTTTGCTAACAAAGGATTATCAGATCCTTGGGATGATCATGACGACTAATGTATCATAATAACTTTTTTACTGATGAGCAATGGGAATGTATTAGGGTTTGTGTAGCAAACGCACCCATACCTTATGACATCTCTAAGAAAAAAATTCCTGCTTCTATCCTAGATAAGATAGGACATCCTCAGAAAAAGCAACATAAGGGGATTGAAAAAGTTTATTACGATCTAACACCCTATGGAATTAACGACTGAAATCATCGAAAAAATCCGAGAAGCAATGAGACATACCAAGAAGGATGGCACTGTCAACTGGAAAGATACTGATGAGATTGAGGTAAATCTAGCAGGGACATTTGCTGCTGATAGATTTATTGTTATCAAAAACAAAACAAAAGATCCAGTAGTATCTGCTCAACCACATCCTTACTTTGATTATGAGAAGAAGGTCTTTACTAAAGATGGTAGAGAAGAGTATATGAAGGAGCAAAAGAAATGATTTTTTTCTCTCTTATACTTTCATTGTTTGCTAATCACTTGCCAGTAATGTATGTGCAAGTGCCTCAGTGGGCAGATGATTGGGCAGTCTGTGCTGTAGATATACCAGACGCTAAGTGTCATTGGTATGTCATGGCACCTGATAATACATTCGGTGAAGGGTTTGATTGGGAAGAGGCACCATGGTTTGATGCCACAGGTCTAAATGACGTTGCACCAATGCAAAAGGAAACCGTAGTACAAAAATTACAAAAGAAATGATACAATTTTTACTAATCAATGCAGGTTTTTTAAACCTAATGTTTTACATCTTTGCTATAGGATGTGGAATCTCATTTATTCTTGAGCAAATTCTTAAGGTCAGACCTCTATCTGTTGACTCAACAATGAATGAAAGAAACATGTATATCGTGCAGACTAATAGAAAATACTGTTGGAGACAGGCATGGATAACTAATGCTCTCTGGTTTCTATGTAATGTAGGATTGTATATAGTATCAAGAAATATGCAAACTACTCAGGTAGACACATTCTGGAATGGAATTTGACAAGGAATTAGAATTAGAGCATTTACTATTTGTAAACCGTCAGTGCAGGAGATGTCTTAGGACGTTTGACCTCATTGACGGTTTTTATCATACAAGGAAAGATAGAGGACATATACCATCAGCATATTCATACGAGTGTAAGGAATGCACAGTTAAAAGAGTTTCAAAACGTAGAAGAAAGAAAGTAAAAGAAGGAGAATATCCAGACTGGTAGTATGCTCACGTCATGTTTCCCCGCTGAAAACATCATTTTTTCTAAATACTAGTAGCATCCGTATTGACCCGTTCTAGGAGTATACAAACATGGCATCAACGCAGCTTTCACCAGGTGTTGTTGTACTGGAAAGAGATCTAACTAACGTCGTTAACGCTACAGTAGATAATGTAGCAGCACTCGTTGGTAGTTTTGAAAAAGGACCAGTAGAGCAAATCGTCTCGGTAACTAGTGAGAAAGAGCTTCTCGCAATATTTGGTAGACCAAGTAACTCAAACTTTGAGTATTGGTTTAGTGCAGCACAATATCTTCTTTATGGTGGCACCATGAAGATTGTCCGTGCAATGAGCAACTCACTTAAGAATGCCATTGACACAGCACAGTTTACAAACACAGTCTTCAGTGCAACTGATACAACTTTAACAGTTACATCTACAACTGATTTCGACGTCGCAGATCTACTATTGATCGACGCTGAAATTATGGCGATCGGATCTGTAACTGGTAACGACGCAGTTGTTACTCGTGCACAACTACAAACATCTGGGGTTTCACACGCAGCAGGATCACAAGTCACACTGATTGAAACATCAGGCACATCTTCTACTATTAACGAAGGTGGGACATATACGGACTCTGATACAACATTAACGGTTGCTTCTGCATCTACACTTGGTGCAGGTACAAACTCCTACATTAGGGTTGATGATGAGATTCTTCAAGTTACTGGTGTTGTAGGTAATAACCTTACAGTAACTCGTGGAGCACTAAGCACAACTGCTGCTGCACACACTGACGGATCAACTGTTACACTCCTAACAGTATCAACAAACAAGACAACAATTAATGAGCAGACATCTACTGGTATCACCGCTCCATTAATTAAGAATCTAGATGCATACGAGTCAACAGTTAAAGATGCTTCTAACAACTGGAAGTGGGCAAGTAAAACTGCAGGCACACACGGTAACAGCATTAGAGTCGTAGTAACAGACTCAGGTGCTGATCAGGTGTTATACCTAGCACAACCAGGATCTGCTGAGTGGGAATTCGCATCAGGTGCGGAAGTTTCTTACTCCGCTGCTAATATCTTCGGTAAAGTCTACTCTTACACAGTTGTCATTACACTTGAAGAGAATTCAACTTTAGTTGGTAACTTCGCTGCAGGTAACTTCTATACTGGACTATCTGGTAACATCACTGGTGGTATCGTTGCATACGACAAGGAAACACAGAAACTTGAAGTAAGTATTGATAACACTGCATCAGACTACTGGGAAGTTGGCGACACAATTACTGAGTTGGCAAACAATGGTGGATCACCTGGATCTGCATCTGGCACATCAGGTAAGATTCTATCTATCTCAAGAGAATTAAGAGTATCTCTAAACAAAACATCACCTCTATTCCAAGCAAACCAAACTGTAACTGACGGAAACGCTGCTACTGTATCTGCTATCGCAGTCGCTAGTGACTATGAGTCAAGAATGTATGGTTACAACCAGAAGTGGATCAACGTTGCTCCAAGACCTGGCACATCAGCATGGGCAGATGAGCGTGGTGGATACAGAGACTTGTTACACGTCCTCATCATTGATGGAGACGGAGCACTAACAGGCACACCTGGCTCACTACTAGAGAAATTCACAAACCTATCTAAAGCATCAGACGCTAAGTCACCACAAGGTGAGTCACTATACTACGTCGATGTTTTAATGAATCAATCCTCCTATGTTTACTGGGGATCACACGAAACCGCTAACATCTTTGATCGCTCTGGCACAGCCGACGGATCATGGGGTGGAAGCGTAGTAAACCGTGACTTTGACTTGATCAAGGCAGATGCTGCACTATACGGTGGAGATAACATCACTGGTCTTGATCCAAATAGTATTCCTGTTATCGGGACAAAGAATAACGGCACCGTCAAGTATCACCTACAAGGTGGAGTAGACGGATATACTGTTGACAGACCTTCACTTCTATCAGGTTACGACCTATTCAGCGATGCTGAAACAGAAGAAGTGGATTACGTCCTCATGGGTCCTTCCATGAGTAACATGAGCGATACAATCGCTAAGGCACAAAAGGTAATCGACATTGCAAGCACTCGTAAAGATTGCATGGCATTCATCTCACCTTATCGTGGCGATGTTATTGGAATCGCATCAGTAGGAGATATCGTTGACAAGACTGTAAGTTTCTTTGATCAACTATCATCTTCCTCATACGCAGTATTTGACAGTAACTACAAATACATCTATGACCGTTATAACGATGTCTATCGTTACATTCCATGTAATGCTGACGTTGCAGGTCTAACACTTAGCACAACTCTAAATCAGGAGCCATGGTTCTCACCTGCAGGTTTCAATAGAGGTCAACTTCGTAACGCAGTTAAACTTGCTTACTCACCTCTAAAAGATCACAGAGACAGACTATACGCTGCTAGAGTTAACCCAGTTGTTGCATTCCCTGGCGAAGGAATCGTCCTCTTCGGAGACAAGACTGCACTAGCATATCAGTCTGCATTCGACAGAATCAACGTGAGACGCCTTTTCTTAGTATTAGAAAAAGCAATCGCACAGGCTGCTAAGACACAACTCTTTGAATTGAATGATGAGTTTACTCGTCAAGGTTTCAAGAATATCGTAGAACCTTTCATGAGATCCGTACAATCACGTCGTGGTGTTACTGATTTCTTGGTTGTCTGTGATAGCACAAACAACCCTCCTGAGTCTATTGACAGAGGAGAATTCTACGCTGAGATCTTCATCAAACCTACTAGATCTATTAACTTCATTACACTTACCTTTACAGCAACAAGGACAGGAGCTAGCTTCTCTGAAGTTGCAACCTAAGTAAACCGTGCTACGACTTCGTAGTCAATTCACTAAAATAGGAGACACTTAAAATGGCAGTAAACAACGTCGAAGGGGGGCAGATTAACTCTCCTATTTTCGACTTTAGAAATAAGATAGGCGATCTTGCCCGCCCTAATCTGTTCCAAGTAGAGTTAACATTCCCTCAACTTACAGCAAACGCTAACATCGGTGGAAGCGGTGGAGCAGCAGACGCAGCAGAATCAGAAGCAGCACAAGCACCTTTCGGTGGAAACCTTGCAACACTTCTAGTTAAAGCAGCAAACATCCCCGCATCAACAGTTGGTGTAATTGAAGTTCCTTACAGAGGAAGGACAATTAAAATTGCAGGAGACAGGACATTCGAACCATGGACTGTTACTGTATTAAACGACGCTAACTTCGTTATCAGAAATCAGTTGGAGAATTGGTCAACACAGATCCAAGCACTACAACAAAACTTCCAGTCATTCGACTCACCTGCTAACTATCAAACAAATGCTATTGTCCGTCAGTATGACAGACAGTCTGAGCAAACCAGAGCATATAAGTTTGAAGGTATCTGGCCAAGTAACATCTCAGCAATCGATCTTGCATGGGATAGCAACGACACACCAGAAGAATACACAGTTGAGTTTCAGGTTCAGTACTGGACTTATGCGTCAGACGTTAACGCAGCACATCACGTTCCTAAAAACTAGTTTTTGGAAGTCGCTAAATAACTATAACCTAGTTACATTTTTGAATGGCACAATTATTTGGTTATTCTCTTGATCGCAAGAAGAAGGGCTCTTTAGCTAAGGGTCCTTCTTTCGTGCGTAAAGATAGTGAGGACGCTGCCGAACCCATTGTAGCAGGTGGTTACTTTGGTCAGTATGTAGATTTTGGAGACAAAGAGTCATCCAAAGGTACAGAAATGGATCTCATTGGTAGATATCGTGAGATGTCTCTGCACCCAGAAGCGGATGCAGCAATCAATGATGTCGTAAATGAAGCGATTGCAGGTGAATTAGATGATCACCCTATTGATCTAGAGTTATCAAACCTGCAAGCAAGTGATACTCTTAAGAAAAGAATTAGAGAAGAGTTTGAAAACGTCTTATCTCTATTAGACTTTGACAGAAGAGCATACGATATTTTCCGTAGATGGTATATCGATGGTAGACTTTTCTACCATAAGATGATTAATCCTGATAAACCTTCCGAAGGTATTACAGAATTAAGGTATATCGATCCACGCAAAATTAAAAAGGTTGTCGAATTTGACAGAGGAAAAGGCGGATCAGGTTTAGCAAACGGACCTGGCGATCCGCAAGGAGAATCATTAGTACCCAAGTCACTTGAGTATTACATCTATGCTCCTAAAGGACTCCGTGGATTTGAAAACAAAGGTGTAAAGATTGCACCTGACGCTATCTGTTATGTCCACTCTGGTAAGAGGGACATGAATAGAAATATTGTTTTATCTCACCTACATAAAGCAATCAAAGCACTCAATCAACTAAGAATGATTGAGGATTCTCTGGTTATCTATCGTCTATCCAGAGCACCCGAAAGAAGAATCTTCTATATCGATGTAGGAAACTTACCTAAGCAAAAAGCAGAGCAATATCTCCGCGAGGTAATGAGTCGATACAGAAACAAACTAGTGTATAACGCAGACACTGGTGAGATTCGAGACGACAAGAAATTCATGTCTATGCTAGAAGATTTCTGGTTACCAAGACGTGAAGGTGGTAGAGGCACAGAGATATCTACATTGCCAGGTGGACAAAACCTAGGTGAATTGGAAGATGTCAAGTATTTCCAGAAGAAATTATATCGTGCACTCAACGTACCTGAGTCTAGATTAGAGTCTGACTCAAGCTTCAACCTAGGAAGATCCGCTGAGATCACTAGAGATGAAGTTAAATTCCAAAAATTCATAGTCCGTCTCCGCAAGAGATTTAGTGATCTATTCAATGATCTACTAAAAACTCAGTTAGTCCTTAAAGGTGTATGCACCTTGGAAGAATGGGATGATATGAAGGAGCATATTCAATACGATTACGTTGCGGATAACTACTTCTCGGAGCTCAAAGCACAGGAAATCCTAACGGAAAGAATGGCTTTGTTACAGCAAATGGATCCATACGCAGGTAAATATTTCTCACTTGAGTATCTAAGACGTCAAATACTCCGTCAAACAGAGATGGAATTCAACGAAATAGATAAGCAAATGGATGAAGAAATGAAGTCTGGACAATTAGTCTCTCCAGTACAGATGCAGCAGTTAGAATTGCAGCAAATGGAGATGGCATTACAACCCCCAGAGCCTGATCCTGCACAGCAGGGAATAGATCCCGCAGACTACGATAAAGGAAATATATAAATAACTACATATTTTGTTATTATTATGCCTACACAAGCAGCCCTAGATATAGTTAACGCATTATTTGCAGGAAAGAAGGACGTAAGTGATTACGTTGCTACTGGAATGAAAACTACTGCTGTTGACGCAATCGATGCTAGGAAAGCAGAGGTTGGTAAGACTATTCTTACACCTGAGCCTCCTGAGGAGGAAGAGGTAGAGCAACCCGAAGCATCAACTGAAACTGAAACTGAAGTAACACCAGAGGAATCTACAGATGAAACTGATCAGGGAGGAAATTGAGACCGCTAAGGTTTTGATAACCGAAGGAAAAGACGGAAAGAAAAAACACTTCATAGAAGGTGTGTTTCTTCAAGGTGCGATCAAAAATAGAAATGGTCGTATGTATCCTGTCCCTACACTTCAGCGAGAAGTTGATAAATATAACGAATCATACATTAAAAAAGGACGTGCACTAGGAGAATTGGGTCACCCTGATGGTCCTACAATTAACTTAGACCGCGTGTCACACTTAATTACCTCATTAAAGAATGAAGGTAATAACTTTATTGGAAGAGCGAGAATCCTCGACACTCCTATGGGTAACATTGCTAAGAATCTTCTAGACGAAGGTGTAAAACTTGGCGTTTCCTCTAGAGGACTGGGGACAATCAAAGAAGAAAACGGTATGAAAGTCGTAATGGATGACTTTATGCTCGCAACTGCAGCAGATATTGTTGCCGATCCATCAGCACCCGACGCTTTTGTCGATGGTATTATGGAAGGAAAAGAATGGATTTACGCAAATGGTGCCATTCATGAGCAAACAATAGAGCAAATCCGCAAGAGAATTCATACTGCAGAGAGGTCACAAATGGAGGAAAGGAAGCTTTCCGCGTTTAGTGACTACCTTCAAAGTTTCTAATATATAAATAACTATAGCAATTACCGCCCTTTGTACACTTAGGAGACAATGATGTCTAAAATTGAAGAAAAAACACTGGATGAAAACGCAGTTACTGCAAACGCCAAACCTGCGGATCCGATGCCAAAATCTGAAGCTGGCACACCTGGTCAGGGTGGATACCAAGACCTTGGTGGACCTACACCTCAGAACTCAAAACCTGATGATGACTCTAACAAGTACAAGACAGGTGGCGGACCTACTGCTACACCTCCTCAGACTAAACCATCTGATGCAAGTGGACAGAAGGCAGAGTTTAGCACAAAGGGCGATGTCAAGGCGGGACATGAGCCTGAAGGTGACGTAATTGCTGAAGACGAAGCACAGAAAGAAGAGGAAGTAATCGAAGTAGATCTTTCTGCTGATGTGCAGGCTCTTACAGAAGGCGAAGACCTAAGTGAAGAATTCAAAGAGAAAGCAAAGACTATCTTTGAAGCAGCGGTTGTTACTCGTCTAAACGAAGAACTAGGACGTATGCATGATGAGTATGCAAAAGTCTTAGAAGAAGAAATTGAAAAAGTCAAGACTGACCTTGCAGAGAAGGTTGACGACTACCTCTCATATTCAGTTAAAAACTGGATGGATACCAATTCCCTTGCTATTGAGCACGGTATCAAGAATGAGATGGCAGAAAACGTCCTTGACGGAATCAAAAAAGTTTTCGTGGAGAATCACATTGAGCTCCCCGAAGAAAAACTTGATTTAGTAGATGAAATGACATCTCAACTAGATCAAATGGAAACAAAACTCAACCAGTCAATCGAAGAGAATGTTACTCTTAACAAAGAGATTGGCGGCTATATTAAGAATGGGATTGTGAATGAAGCGTCCGAGGGTTTGACCCTTTCGCAACGCGAAAAACTGTCTACTCTCGCAGAGGCTGTTGAGTTTAATGATGCTGAGAGTTACAAAAAGCAAATCCAAACACTCAGAGAGTCTTACTTCTCATCTAAGTCACCAGAAGCTGCAACTGCACCTTCCGCTGACACTGAGGTAGAGAATGTAGAACCTATCAATGAGGGAATGGACGCTTATGTAAAAGCTCTCTCCCGTTGGTCCAAATAATCAATCCACATCCTTAACGAGGTATCACACAAATGTTCAATTCTGAGCACTTGCAGGAGAAGTGGAACCCTATCCTAACTCACGGAGATCTACCAGAGATCAAAGATAGTTACAGAAAGGCAGTTACCGCAGTCCTCCTAGAGAACCAAGAAAAATTTATTAAGGAAGAAGCTGGTGTATTGACCGAAGCCGCTCCTACTATGTCTGCAGGTACTGCAGGTTTCAGTGGTAGTAGCACAGCTACAGGTCCAGTCGCAGGTTTCGACCCAGTTCTCATTTCATTGATCCGTAGATCAATGCCTAAGTTGATCGCATATGACATCGCAGGCGTTCAACCAATGACAGGTCCTACAGGACTTATCTTTGCGATGAGATCACGCTACGGCACAAACCGTACAGCAGGATCAGAAGCATTCTTCAACGAAGCAGATTCAGAGTTTTCAGCAGAAAACGCAGCATCTGACCTAGGAAGGACTGCTCAATCAGGAAGTAATCCAGGTCTTCTAAATGACTCTGGCACATACACCTTCTCAGGTGGTATGCCAACAGCTGAGTCTGAAGCATTGGGTGACGCTTCTGGTAACCAATTCGCTGAGATGAACTTCAGCATTGAGAAAGTTACTGTGACTGCGAAGTCCAGAGCACTCAAGGCAGAGTATTCTCTAGAATTGGCACAAGACCTTAAGGCAGTACACGGTTTAGACGCTGAGTCTGAATTGGCAAACATCCTCTCAACTGAGGTACTTGCTGAGATCAACCGTGAAGTTGTAAGATCTGTATACAAAGTCGCAAGACCTGGTGCACAGAATAATACAGCAACTGCAGGTATCTTTGACCTAGACGTTGACTCCAACGGTAGATGGTCAGTTGAGAAGTTTAAAGGTCTTCTATTCCAGATCGAGAGAGACATGAATGCAATCGGGCATGAAACTCGTCGTGGAAAGGGTAACATCCTCATCTGCTCAGCAGACGTGGCTAGTGCTCTATCAATGGCAGGTGTCCTAGATTACACTCCAGCTCTTGCAGGAAACAGCAACTTACTTCCAGATGACAACAGCAGCACTCTTGCTGGTACATTAAACGGTAGAATCAAGGTTTATGTTGATCCATATTCAGCAAACGTAAGTGACAGACACTTCTACGTTGGTGGATACAAAGGATCATCTGCATACGATGCAGGAATCTTCTACTGCCCATATGTCCCACTACAGATGGTCAGAGCTGTGGGTCAGGATACATTCCAGCCAAAAATCGGGTTTAAGACTCGTTATGGCATGGTTGCTAACCCATTTGCTGAAGGCACAGACCAAGGTGGCGGAGATCTTGATGCTAACAAGAACCGTTACTACAGACGTGTGCTAGTTGACAACTTAATGTAAATTGTCAGTATATACAGACAGGGGCACCTCTCCGAGGTGCCTTTTTTATTAGGCGATCATAAATACAGCAACTAACAAAATAGACATGGTAGCAGAGGTTACATATTACGTTATGCTTTTCCTAATATTGGGATTATTTACCATCTACCTATTGCGTTTGGGTGCATAATATAGTAAGATATAAAAAACTTATCACATATGCCCAGAAAAGATTTAGATCGACTCGATGATCTCTTAGATGACATCGAGAAGATGAAACACAAAATCACAGGAATTGAAGACGTTACGGATTCTCCGAAAGACTGGCATGATTTCTGGTACAATTCAAAGGACATCAATGATAAACAAACTGATCAGTGAGTTTCCTCGCACAGACGTTGTAGACATCGGTATGACCGAAAGAAAAATACGACAAGTATCCTATACAAAAGAGGAAGTTGATGCTTTGATAGCAGAGGCAATAGAAGAAGCACGTCGTATTGATGAAGAGTCAATGCGTAAGCACAATAGAGACGCAACGGTAATCTCTATGATCTTAGGTTTCACAGCACTAGCATTATTTGTTGATGGATTGCTAAGGATGTTAGGAATCATTCCTCCATTTATGCACATCGATATAAACATTTTAGATAGGATCGTTGACGAAGTTAAAAACGATCTTGGAGAAAAGATTATCACACCAATACAGAGGTATGGACTACGGCAGTAAGATTTTAGTAATACAATTTTTGAAAGGGATAACATACGGACTATTTGCTCACTTCATACTGAAGGTGATCTTTGATCTGTACGATATAAATAATGATGACGACGATGATGATCCCGAAGGAGGTCTCATGTCGCCTGTTTACATGGGTGCCTAATGACGACTTGGAATAAACAGATAGAAAATAGAAACTTTCTATCACCACTAGGATTTAAGATGGTGATGCCTAAGTTTCCTAAGGTAGTGTACTTTAGTCAAACTGCTGCTATTCCTGCGATCACAATTACACAACCAATGCAGTCCACAAGGTATGGACGTCAACTACCACTAGAAGGTACATTTCAATACGAAGATTTTGAAATGTCTTTCATAGTAGATGAGGATATGGAAAACTATCTGCTACTACATAACTGGTTGCGTGCTCTCGGTGTCCCCGAGAAGGCAAAAGAAAGGACAGATTTTATGGCATTTATGAAGTCTAGATTCCAATACGATGCAAAAGACTGGGATCTGATATCTGCTGATGCATCTTTGACAGTGCTCAACAGTAACTTCAATGCAAACTTCAACGTTGTATTTAAAGGATTGTTTCCAGTGTCCTTGTCAGGATTGGATTTTAATGCTACAATAGATGGCACACAGTATGCCACTGCTAATGCAACATTCAAGTATATCTTGTATGAGATACAGGGTGGCGAAAGTAACGTCCGCTCTAGCAGTTTGGAATAAATGAATTTATCAAAAATTGAAGAGATGTGGGAGAAGGACTCTGAGCTTCATAGGGAGTTGCCTGAGCTTCTTGCAAATGATTCATTAGAATCTGCTAAACTACACTCTAAGTATTTGAAATGGTTAAATCAATTTCGTCTGATGCTTTCAGAAGCAGAAAGAGATCAGAAGATGTTGAGGTTATCTAAATTCGAGTATTACTCTGGTAAGAAACCAGACGCAGAAGGAAAAATAAATCCCTTAAAGATATTGAAATCAGATCTAGGTCTATACTTAGATGGTGATGCTGATTTATGTCGTGCAAACAGTAAAGTCCACTACCTTGAAACTTGTATAAGTACTTGCGAGAGGATTCTTAAATCAATAGACAACCGTGGGTTTGCTATTAAGAATGCATTTGACATAATCAAATACTATGACATACGTTAGGAAGAAAAATGAAGTATATCTCAAGGTAGAAACCGAGCAGCATATACACAAGGAGTTATCAGACTACTTTTGTTTTGATGTCCCTAACGCTAAATTCATGCCACACTATAAAAAACGTGTGTGGGATGGAAAGATTAGATTATACTCGCCAGGCACAGGTGAAATATACTGTGGACTATATGATTACCTAGAGGAATTCTTTAACAATAAAGGATATGAATACGTCGTCAAACAAGACGACCACTATGGAATACCACAGGAGGATGAAGAGTATGTCACACCTCAAAGCACAGCGGCTTTTGTTGGGTCTTTGGGTCTCCCTTTCAAAGCAAGGGACTACCAACTACGAGGCATATATCAAGCACTTAAGTCGCGTAGGAAGCTTCTACTATCCCCCACAGGATCAGGGAAATCCTTAATAATATATGCACTAGTCCGATGGTATATGCAGAAAGGACTAGAAACACTAATCATTGTGCCTACCACATCACTGGTAGAGCAGATGTATAAAGATTTTGAAATTTATGGTTGGAAAGCAAGTGCTTACTGCCATAAGATTAGAGCAGGGAAAGAGAAATATGTTGACAAACCAGTTGTAATATCTACTTGGCAGAGTATATACAAAGAAGGTAAAAATTTCTTTGACAGATTTGATGCTGTCATAGGAGATGAGGCACACTTATATAAAGCAAAGTCATTGTCGGGTATCCTCACCAAGATGGTCGATACAAAATATCGTATTGGTCTTACAGGGACACTAGATGGGTTGCAAACCCACCAACTAGTATTAGAAGGATTGTTTGGTAGTGTAGATCAGGTCACAAAGACTAAGGATCTACAGAAGAAAGGACATCTAACACCACTAAAGGTAAATATTATACTACTAAAACATGGGTGGGTGCCGTTTGATTACTATCAACAGGAGATAGAATACCTGTGCATGCATGAAAGACGTAACAAATTTATTAGTAAATTGGCAATGGATACGGTTGGCAACACCTTAATTCTATTCAATTACGTCGAGAAACATGGTGAGCCTCTTTACGAATTGATAAATAGTTACAATTCCAACCGCCGTTTGTTTTTCATTCATGGTGGAATTGACACAGAAGATCGTGAAGAAGCGAGAAGGATCACAGAATCACAGAAGGATGCTATAATCATTGCGAGCTATGGCACATTCTCGACTGGTATCAATATTCGCAACCTGCATAACGTTATCTTTGCTAGTCCATCCAAGTCTAGAGTCCGTAACTTACAGTCTATAGGTAGGGTGCTTAGAAAAGGTGAGAATAAATCACAGGCAACACTATATGATATCGCTGATGATTGCACGAAGGGATCATACCATAACTATACTTTCAGACATCTTATAGAAAGGATGAAGATATACGAGTCTGAAGAGTTTGATTATGAAGTCACTAAAGTAAGATTCAAAAATGATTAATTACATTCAACACGAAAAAGAATTCTATGGAGTAGTCAAACTAGTCTCTGGTGATGAGGTTTTAGGACCTATGATCGCTACTGAGGACAAGGGAGATACTCTTATTTTTGTGTCTAATCCTGCCAAACCACATGCAAACCCTGTATCAGATGGTAAGCATCAAGGTCTTGCTATTGGATTTACCAAATGGATGATGTTTAGTGAAGAAGATTTCTATCTCATCAGAGAACCTGATGTTATATGTGTCGCTCCTATGAGTGAGGACTCCATTGCCATGTATCGTATGTGGTTACGACGAGAATATGGAAGTCCTAAAGATGATTATACTGCACCAATGAATCAATCTATGGGACTCATTGGTAAAGTTGATGATTTCCGTAATAAGCTAGAGAAGGAGTGGCGTAACAAAGGTTGACGTAAAGATATAACTGTTGTATACTAAAGTCATTCGGAAGCAATAAATGCCACGGAAAGCGAAAAAACAACACTATGTAGATAATAAAAAGTTTCTCGACGAGCTCGTGGTATACCGCAAGGATGTCAAGCACGCTGCAGAATTTGATCTACCCAAACCAAGAATCCCAAACTATATCGGAGAGTGCTTCTTAAAAATTGCTACTCACCTATCATATCGTCCTAACTTTATTAACTACATGTATAAGGATGACATGATCTGCGATGGGATAGAGAATTGCGTACAGTATATTGATAACTTTGACCCTGCAAAATCTACTAATCCATTTGCATATTTTACTCAGATAGTGTATTATGCATTTCTACGTCGTATTGCTAAGGAAAAACGTCAGATGGATATCAAAGACAAACTGATTGAAAAGAGTGGATATGATGAAGTATTTTCTACAGACAATAAAGATGACCATGCCCAGATGAATTCCATCAAGAGCAGAATTGAAACAACTATGAGAGGGTAATGCATGAATGTATTGGTTATAACTGACCAACACTTTGGAGTTCGTAATGACAGTCTGATATTCCTAGAAAGATACAGACAATTCTATTCTCAAATTGTTATACCAACCATTGATAAGATGGGAATCACTGAGGTGTTATGTCTAGGTGATACATTTGATAAAAGAAAGACTATAAACTTCAATAGTCTAGACGCTGCTAAAGAGATGTGGTTTGATCCACTTCGTGATCGTGGTGTTACTATGAATATGTTGATTGGTAATCATGATATCTACTTTAAGAATACTCTTAAGGTAAACGCACCAGAGTTATTGCTACAAGACTATGGCAACATTAATATTATTGACGTACCTGGAGACTATTCTATTGGTGGGAGGGATATGTGCTGTATTCCTTGGGTCTGTGATGAGAGCAGAGATACCACAAGAGATGCAATCGAGACTAGTGCTGCAGATATCTGTGTGGGGCATCTCGAGCTTAGTGGTTTTGAGGCTATACCTGGAATTGTTATGTCTCATGGGGATGACTCAGCACCCTACGATAAATTCGATATGGTCTTATCAGGACACTATCATCTAAAGAGTAAGAAAAAGAATATTCAATACCTCGGTAATCCGAATCAACTCTACTGGAATGATTACGGTCAGAAAAAAGGGTTTCATATACTAAATACAGATGATCTTGCACTTTCGTTTACTCATAATCCATACGAAGTGTTTCATAAGATCTTCTATTCAGAAACAACTATAGATGATATCAAGGGTCTTGACTTTACTAACACCTACGTTAAACTGATAGTTGACGACAAGACCGACCAAGCAAAGTTTGACCAGACTATTCGCTACATCCAATGTGCAGGTGTAGCAGATCTGAAAATTATAGAAGATAACACCTATATTCTGGAAGATGCAACTGACGTAGAGGTAGAGGATACACTTACTATCCTTGAGACCTGTGTCCAAGAGTTGCCACACAAGGAAGAAATTTTTGCTATCCTTAAGAATCTATACATGGAATCAGTAGAAGTATGATGTATGTCTTAGTCGAATCAGAAACTGGCGGTGTGTATGCTGTGAAGGACGACAAGTCCCACGAGCGTATCGTACAGATCTTTTCGCTTAAAGACGATGCTGAAAGGTATCACATGATGCTAGACAATATTGATTTTCCTAGAGATCTAGAGGTAGCAGAGGTACAACGTAAAGATGTTATATCAAACTGTAGACAACATGGATACAGGTATGCTATCATAACACCAAACGATTTCGTTATTCCTCCACCTTCAGTAATAGACTAATGCCTTTATTTTTAATCGTCCTAGGTGCATCAACAGTTGGTGCTGCCATTGCACTTTATATTCTTCGTAAGTACGACGACCCTAATACATGATTGTTTTTGAAAAAGTGAAGTGGAAAAATTTCCTATCAACAGGAAATGGATTCACATATTTAGATCTTGAAAGATATAAATCTACCGTTGTCTTTGGAGAGAATGGTGCAGGAAAATCAACAATGCTTGATGCCTTGTGCTTTGTATTGTTTAATAAACCCTTTAGAAAGATTACCAGATCGCAGTTAGTTAACACGATCAATGAGAGGGATACTATAGTTGAGTGTGAATTTAGAGTAGGGCAGTCAAGTTATAAAGTAGTAAGGGGGATCAAACCTAATGTCTTTGAGATATATCGTAACGGCACACTTATTGACCAGTCTGCAGCAAATAACGACTACCAAAAATATCTTGAGCAAAAGATACTCAAATTCAATTACAAATCTTTCACACAGATTTCTATTCTTGGCAGTAGCACTTTCGTGCCATTTATGCAACTCAATGCTCCTAATAGAAGAGAGGTTATCGAAGACCTCCTCGACATCAAAGTATTCTCACGCATGAATTTATTGCTCAAGGATCGCTTGAGAGACCTTAATAATGAGGTAAAAGAGTGTGAGCACACAGTCACACTACATCAAAAGACTTTTGACATGCAAACTGCAACCGTGCAACGCATGGAGGGTATGGTTAAAGATCAACAAAATGATCTTACATCACAATTACTAGCATTAAAAGAAGAAAACTTTGCTGTTGAGACAAATCTAGCAAATGCAGAGACTGAATTGCGTGACCTGACTGACAAACTTGCCACCTCTGCATCCTCACAGGCACAGTATAGTAAGATGAGAGAGTATATTACGTCAGTAAAAGCAAAAGTCAACAGAAATTTATCTGATATTGACTTCTTTATGAAGAATGACACCTGTCCTACCTGCACACAGTCTATCGATAAAGACATAAAGGTGTCTAGAGTAGAAGAGTTTACCAAAAAAGATGAGGATTATCAGGCAAAACTCAAAGAGATGGAGAGTGTCTTAGATAAACTTGACAAGAAGGTCAAGGAAGACAGCAAAATGGCAGAAAAATACCAAACATTGAAGGGAGATATCAAAGGATATAACAAAGAGAAGAAAACTATTGCTGCTAGACTCAATGCAATCAAGGGAAAGAAGACTACAAACAAAGATTTAGAGTCTGAGAAGAAACAATTATCAGTTTATAAGGAAGAATTAGAGAAAAAGGTAGCAGAATGTGCAGATGTGAATACTCAGCAGTCACATCACAAAGTGGTCAGCACCTTGTTGCGTGATAATGGTATTAAGAGTAAGATAATTAAGAAGTTTATCCCTATTATTAACACTCACATTAATAAATACCTACAAGATATGGATTTCTACGTCAATTTTACCCTTGACGAGGAGTTTAATGAGGTAATTAAGAGTAGACATAGAGATATTTTCTCCTACGCATCATTTTCTGAGGGAGAAAAACAAAAAATTGACCTAGCACTCTTGTTTACATGGAGAGACATTGCTAGAATGAAAAATTCTGCAGCAACTAATCTTCTATTACTTGATGAAGTATTTGACTCTAGTCTAGATACCAACGCAACAACAGATCTTCTTAAGATCTTGCGTAAAATGACTGACAAATCAAACATTTATGTGATATCTCACAAAATGATTGACACATTGTTAGATGCATTTGAATCTAGTCTTGAATTTGTTAAAGAAAACGATTTCTCATCCGTGAGGTATTCAGACCGTGACAACCCCTAACTGGCAACACCATTCTAAGAAAGAAAAGAAACGACACTTGAAACCACAAGCATTGCGTCAAGCAAGAAAACGTCGTGGACAGTTGTTAAAGTGTCTACAGCACCGCCCCAAGAGGCGGTTTTCTATTATAATGTGTATATACGATACAACACAGCATGTCACAACAAGAAATTAAAGGAGCACTCGCTAAACTACTAGCAACAGAAAACCTAACTGTTGAGCATACTAAGTGCGAGACAGCATCATTCGATGTCAAGAATAGAGTCCTCTCATTGCCCCTCTGGATCGCTTCAGAGAGCGTTTATGATATGTTAGTGGGTCATGAAGTAGGTCATGCTCTATATACACCTGCTGAAGAGTGGACAGATATGCTCAATGTGCCTCAGTCTTACGTCAATATTCTAGAGGATGTGCGTATCGAGAAAGCAATGAAAGAAAAGTTTCCAGGTCTTCGTAAAGATTTCTTCCAAGGTTACAAAGAGTTGAATGAAAAAGACTTCTTCGGTATCGAAATTCTTGACTTAGAGAAACTAAAACTAATTGACCGCATCAATCTACATTATAAGGTAGGTATCGTTGATCATACTAAACCAATTCCATTCTTCTCAGATGAAGAAAACGAGTGGGTTGCACTAGCAGACAAGTGTGAGACATTTGACGATGTAACTGACCTTGCACGTCGTATCTTTGAGTGGCAAGGTGAGCAAAACGAAAAGCAAGAAGAGATTGACAATGCACCTTCTACTGAAGATGAAGGTTTCAGTGGTAAGCAAATGGATCAAATGAAGACTGAGGTAGGAGACAAAGAAGAGGAAGAAGGTCAAGCAGACGTGCCCAATACAATGAATCAAAGAGGTGAGTCTGATAGAGAAGAGAGTGATGAGTTTGATGACATGCCTGATCAATCTAATGAAGGTGGTTTTGAATACAACGACGGTGTTACAGATAAAAACTTTGCTGACAATCTTAAGGACATTGCAGACACAAACGACTACAACAATCCAACATACTGTGATGTGCCAGATGTAAATCTTAATCACTTAATCGTAAAACCAGAAGTATGGTTGACAGGTCTTAAAGAATTCTGGGGTAATGAAGTATACACTAACCCTGATCACAAAGACTACGTTGGTATTGACTTCTCTAAGGTTGACGCAAAGTATGCAGCATTCAAGAAGAAGTCTAATCAAGAAGTAAACTACATGGTTAAAGAGTTTGAGTGTAAAAAAGCAGCAACTGCATATGCTAGAGCATCTGTTTCTAAGACTGGTGTCCTAGATACTACTAAACTCTTCCAATACAAATACAATGATGATATCTTCAAGAAGATTACATCAACACCTGATGGTAAAAGTCATGGTCTTATCTTCCTACTTGACTGGTCAGGATCTATGTGTGCTCAACTACAGCAGACCGTCAAGCAACTTCTTTCTCTTGCACAATTCTGTCGTAAAGTAAAGATTCCATTCGTTGTATATTCATTCAGCGATTCATACTGGGAGTATCGTGACCCAGAAGCACCTTACAGAAGTCGTGACAATGACTATGCAGCATACAAGAATGCTCCTAAGGCAGGTGAGTTTTCTATCTACACTCAACTACGTCTAATTCAATTACTTGATAGTGATTCAAACAAGGCAACATTTGATGAGCAGGCACATATGTTATTCAGACTAGGTGCTCACTTTGAAAACAGATATGATCATTGGGGTTACAACTATCCTATTCCTCCTAACATGAATCTAGGTGGCACACCACTCAATGACTCTCTAGTTTGCTTAAAGACTATCATCCCTACATTCAAAGCAAAGTATGGTGTAGAAAAATTACATGTTGTTACACTTACTGACGGCGAATCAAATACAATCGGTGTCCTACAGCAACCACGTTACGACTATGACACAGGTTTATACAGAGGAGGAGTCCATGGAGCAGCAGTTGTCAGAGACAGAAAATTAGGTTATCATAGTAAAGCATCTAGAGATTCACATTCTGGTATGACTACTATCCTTCTTTCATATCTCAAGAATAGATTCCCTGAGTCTAACTTCATAGGTTTCCGTGTTATCTCAGGTCAAGATTGTGGTCACTTCCTAAAGTGGAATGTATCAACTAATCAGGAGATTGACTATGATGCTAAAATGAAACAGTGGAGAAAAGACAAGTCACTATGTCTTCGCAACACAAACGGATACCAAGAGTTGTTTCTTCTCAACCAAAAGACTATGAATGTCGAGACAGAGTTTGAGGTCAAGCAAGATGCTACTAACGCACAGATCAGGACTGCATTCAAGAAGTCACTCGGTGCTAAAGCAAACAACAAAAAAGTCCTAACCAATTTCATCACACAGATTGCATGAATATCTTCGCAGTTAACAACGACCCTTATCTGTCAGCATACCAGTTGCCAGATAAGCATGTTGTTAAGATGCCCCTAGAAACATGTCAAATGCTCAGCATTGTATATTCTGACTGGTATCACAGTATCGGTCAGATTTTCAAGTCTGATGGCACACCATATAAAACAGAGAAGGGTGCCTTCCGTAATCATCCATGCACCAAGTGGGTAGCAGAGTCTAATCACAATATTGCATGGTTGATTGAGCATGGTATTGCACTTTGTGAAGAGTATACTTATAGATATGATAAGAAACATGGATGTGAAGATAGTATAAGATTTGCTGCAGCAATAGCACCCGAAGGTTGTAGTGCTAGACACACACCATTCGCTCGTGCTATGCCAGACAAGTGGAAGTTTGACTATGATATCCCTACCACACTTGCGTATAGACGCTATGTTGCTAGTAAACCATGGGCAGCAGATAATTACCTTCGTAAACCAGAGCGTAGACCAGTTTGGATAGTGTCCACTAACAGTGGCATTGCAGATTTTATTCTTGTATAATATTCATATAGACACAAACAAATACGATTATGCCTTTCGAGCCAGTCCCAGTTACTACAGAAGATTTCAAAGCATATCTTTCTGACAAGCACGGTAACGACATCACATTCCAAAACTTAGTTGAAGCATCAGATCACTTCAACTGCTCCGTAGCAACGGTCAAGAAAAGACTTAAGCAATACAAAAAAGGTATTGGTAAGTGGGATCTCTCAATTACTGAGCAACTTGAGAAGGCACTCGCAGCATCACCTCTAACTGCAACAGTCAAAGAAAAATTGATTCCAACTAAAGACGACAACTTTGTGCCCTTCGGTAACTTCTCTGATCTTAAGAAGATCATCAAGTCCAAGGTATTCTACCCTGCATTCATCACAGGTCTATCAGGTAACGGTAAGACCATGAGTGTAGAGCAGGCATGTGCCCAGTTGAATCGTGAGGTGATTCGTGTTAACATTACTATTGAGACTGATGAAGACGATTTGATCGGTGGATTCAGACTTGTCGATGGCAACACTGTGTGGCATAATGGTCCTGTAGTCGAAGCACTCGAGCGTGGTGCAGTCCTTCTTCTTGATGAGATTGACCTTGCATCTAACAAAATCCTTTGTCTTCAGTCTATACTAGAAGGTAAAGGTGTCTTCCTCAAGAAGATCGGTAGATATGTATTACCTGCTAAAGGTTTTACAGTTATCGCTACTGCTAACACAAAAGGTAAGGGTAGTGATGATGGTCGTTTTATCGGCACTAATGTCCTCAACGAAGCATTCCTTGAGAGATTCCCATTGACATTCGAGCAAGAGTATCCTACTCCTGCTATCGAGACTAAGATGCTAAACAACTACTGCAAAGAGTTGGATGCATGTGATGACAAATACATCGCTAACTTAGTTACATGGGCAGACATGATTCGTAGGACATTCAGAGAAGGTGGTGTTGACGAAGTTATCTCAACTCGTCGTCTTGTGCACATCATTCGTGCATATGCTATCTTCAGCGATCGTGCTAAAGCAATCAAAGTTTGTCTAAACAGATTCGATGACGAGACAAAACAGTCATTCATGGATTTATATGATAAGATTGATGGTGAGGTAGACATGTCTAACGTAGCACAACTATTTTCCTAATGGCATTCAAATATAATGAAGACGGCATCTTGCAAGAGGTGTCGTCTTACATTGCGACAACATACAAACAACATTATTCCTCAGGTGATGTTGGTGAAGGTATTCAAACACTCGACTTGATTGAAGCAGTCGGTGATGCTGAGGCATTCTGCAGGTCAAATGCTATTAAGTATTTGTCACGCTATGATAAAAAGGGCACCGCAAGGGTTGACATTATGAAGGCAATGCATTATTGTATACTTCTAATGTGTTTTAACGACCGCACTAGCGTACGCATGCAAAACAAAATTGATCAACAACATTATGAATGAAGCACAAGAGATCCGTCTCTCCAAAAAGACTATTGGTTTCCTAAAGAATTTTAGTGAGATTAATAAGTCGATTGTAATTAAAGCACTGGATAAAACTCTTGCAACAATGGCGGTTAATAAGAATATTCTTGCATTTTCTTCTTGCTCAGAAGAGTTTCCAGAGGATATTCCCATCTATGATCTTCCATTATTTGTGAAGACTTGCTCTATGTTTGAGCAACCACATCTAGTATTTCTAGGAAAGAATAAAGTCTATATTGCAGACAAAGCAACCAAGGGTAAAGCGACTTATATGAAGTCTGACCCTGATATCATTGTGCAACCTCCAAAAACTTACGACCCTAATCTTCCTGAGAAGGTTGTAAACTTTGAGTTGACTATGAAGAATTTAAAACTTCTTCGTGAAGCAGCATACAACTTTGGTGTGACTGATTTCTGTGTCAATTCTTTCCAAGGAGAGTTGTCTATTTCTGTTAGAGATAAAAAGACTGAATCTAGTCATGTATTCTCAGTCCCTGTAGACAAAGTAATCTGGGAAGCAGAATTCTGGGGCACTACACCTACTCATGAGCGTAACTTCTGTTACTGCCTTAAGATGGAAAACCTTAAGATTCTTGATGGCACATATCATGTGTGTATTTCAGACAAGAATGTAATTAATTTCAACTCTTTATCTGAGTCATCACTTAATTACTTCATCGCTCTGGAGCCTAATCAAGACTAATGAGTAAACTGTTTCTTTGGGTTGAAAAGTATCGTCCAAGGACAGTTTCTGATTGCATCCTAACAGATGTCAACCAAGCAGTTTTCCAAGGATATGTAGATAATGGAGAGATTCCTAATCTACTTTTGCCTGGCACTGCAGGTATCGGTAAAACTACCCTTGCCAAGGCACTGTGTGAAGAAATTGGTGCTGACTATTATCTAATCAATGGATCTGATGAAGGTCGTTACTTAGATACAGTCCGCACAAAGTGTAAGTCCTTTGCATCATCCTCGTCTCTTGTGGGAGGTAAACACAAGGTCGTAATTATTGATGAGGCAGACAATTCTACACCCGATGTGCAGTTACTATTGCGTGCTGTCATCGAGGAGTTTCAGAATAACTGTCGTTTTATTTTCACATGTAACTATATCAACAAGATCATTGACCCTATCAAGAGTCGATGCTCTGTTGTAGATATGTCTACTAAGGGAAAGAATCGTGCCATCCTCGCTTCTAATTTTCATAAGCGATGCATGGAGATTCTTACTAAAGAAAATATTGAATACGATGCAAAAGTATTAGCAGAGGTAGTCGGTAAGTATTTCCCTGACTTTCGTCGCACACTCAATGAGTTGCAGGCATATTCCTCTACAGGTAAGATCGATGTTGGTATCTTAGGAAGGTCTAACAGTCAAAATATTGACAAGTTAATTAATTTCCTAAAGAATAAAGAGTTTACTAACATGCGTAAGTGGGTTGTCACTAATATGGACAACGATTATAAGGTATTGTTTCGTGCTATATACGATAAATTGTATGATTATCTCCAACCTCAATCAATACCTGAGGCGGTGCTCATCATAGGTGAGTATCAATACAAGGCAGCATTCGTTGCTGACATGGAGATCAACTCTGTTGCATTCTTAACTGAAATTATGATGAGGTGTGAATTCAAATAAATGTCAAGATTTTGAGCATGACATGTCATGACATGGCACGACATGGCACAAAACCCTTGTTATACCAATAGGTTTGTGATATTATTATCATAGTTACATAAAATTCAAATGAAACAAATTATTACTCTTCCTTTCAACCCACTCTCAAAAACGAAAGACGCAAAGGTCACAGCAATGACACCTGCCATGGCAAGAATAATTCTTACACATCATAACGGTGATAATCGTCAATTATTCCCATCGCAGGTCAATAAGATTGCTCAATCTGTTAAAACTTCTGGGTGGTTATTTGATGGTAATCCAATCGCTTTTAATTACCAAGGTAACTTAACAGAGGGTCAACATAGATTGAAATTTATTGCCACGCAAGATGATGGTGAGTATGATGTTGTGGTTGTTGTTGGAGTAGAACCTGATACTTTCTCTAATGCTGCTCTTGGAAAAGCTCGTCGTCCTCATGATGAAATTTATAGAAAAGATAAGACCGCTAAGGCTTCACAAACTGCTGCTTTGGGAGATATAATGAAACGTAGAAAAGGAGAGAGGTTTACTATCAATACTGCTGTCAGAAATTGGGAGGATTGGAAAGATGAAATTATAAAAGGAGAAGATCTTTGCAATACATTTTTAAGTGGGACTTCAGATTACTCATCACAAACTAAAACTATTGTTGCGTGGGCATCTCTTTGTGTGAATGCTAAGTATGCTGATCAAGTAGAAGCATTTTTAGACCTTCTCAAGGATCAAGTAAATGAAAAAGGTGTTACTCGTTTGACAAAAGATTTTTATGAAACCTTTAAAGATCTTTCATGGAATATGGGTAACGAACCTAAACTCACACTCATGTATAATATGCTTTGCCTTGCTATGGATAGGTTTTTAGAGAGACCTGACGGAGCAATCGCTCTTAATTATAGTATTACCAACTCTACCAATAGTAAATGTTACCGTAAATTCCTAGCATGATCACTCCAAGGACACCTAGAAGATGGAAATCATCTAAAAGAGTTTTAATTTTCCTAGCAGTTACAGGTCTGGCAAGAGTATTGATCTTTGCTGTCCCTGTAGTGGGTGTTTGGTTTGGTGTAACTCAGACAGAAGAGGTGCGTAATGAAAACTGACTACACAGAGAAACTTTGGTTTCCTGTTAGAGTGTGGGAGTTTACAAGTCCTAAGTCTCTATGGAAAAAAACTTTTGAATTAGCACAAAAAGAAGAATACAGAGCATATAATACAGATGGTGGAGTAGGCACATCACATCCACACCTTGAGCAACGTCCCGAGTGGAATGAGTTGAAGGTGTGGTTAGAATTATGTGCCAATAAAATCCTAAAGGATAACAAATTCCTTGCTGATAGGATGGAAATTACATCAATGTGGTGTAATAGAGCGAATGCTGAGACAGGTCATCATCACACTCCACATAGACATCCCATGTCTTATTGGAGTAGTATCTACTACATCACAAAAGCAACTCCTACTACGTTTGTAGACCCTCTTGCACAGAGAGAATGGGCACAGTTGCATTTAGATGGAGGTCCGTATCCAGAAACTAGATATAATTACTGTCCAGAGCCAGGCACACTATTAATTTTTCCTGCTTACCTAGTGCATGGGTCACAACCTAACGTAAGAGTGGTTGATAGACTCACACTTGCTGCTAACTTCTTCCCTTTTGGAAATCAAAATATAGGTGGATGGGATGTGCCTATGATGAATCTAGAAAAGAAGGATGTTAAATGAAAATAAACAAATTATTCCCAGTTATTGTCCCAGAATTTACCTATGAAGAAGATCTTGAAGAAATTAAAGAATCTCTTAGATCCGAGAGAAGAGAGCAGTTTAATTTTCCAGAGGGAGTTGAGACGACGTGTGGCAACCTTCACAAAAATGAGAGATTCCACTCGCTCGTAGAGTGGTTTGAAGAATGTCTAGAAGAATATAAAGTGACATTTGCTCTACAATGTGATAGACTAGACATATCACTCATGTGGGGCAACATTGCACCTGCAGGATCAGGGGTAGGGCACCCACGACACAGACATAATATGTCATTAGTCTCAGGAGTTTTCTATCTTACAAATGGAGTAGCAACAGTATTCCATGATCCAGTATATCCTCGCACAATGGACTGTATGGAGGTCATATCTGACAATCTTAAAGTCCGTGGAGGTCCTATAGAAAAGATCGCAGCAGAAGAGGGTAAACTCATTCTGTTTCCTTCATGGTTAGTCCATGAAAGTGATCGCCATTTCTTTGATTATGATAGGATGACCATTAGTTTTAATGCGTTTCCTGCAGGAAATATAAATCCTGGTCCTTTTGACTATCCAATGGCAAACATTGAAGTATTATGAGATACATTAAGACACCGCTCAGATATCCTGGCGGTAAATCCAGAGCAGCAGAAAGACTACTCAAACTAGCACCACAATGTAAGGAGTTTAGAGAGCCATTTCTGGGTGGTGGTAGTGTTGCACTACGATTTACACAAGATAATCCTACTGCAGATGTATGGGTGAATGACCTGTATGGACACCTCTATAATTTCTGGAAGGTATTGCAGTCAGACTATAAGAATTTGTCTGATTCACTCATAGAATACAAGAATTCACACAATGATGAGGTCTTGGCAAAAGAATTGTTTAACACTGCCAAGGAGTCTATCGCTGACGCTGAATCATTTGATGCAGCATGTTACTTTTGGATCTTAAATAAGTGTAGTTATAGTGGTTTGACAGAAAATTCGTCGTTTTCTAAGACTGCATCCAAGCAAAATTTTACAGTCAGTGGAGCACAAAATCTGAAGTCAGTAGGTGCACTCATAGGTCACTGGACTATCACCAATTATGACTATTCAGAGGTCATGAATGACGATCATGACCATAGAGGTGACGTATTTGTATTTCTAGATCCTCCATACAAAATTAAGTCATACTTGTATGGCACAAACGCTGAGTTACACAAGGATTTTGACCATAAAATCTTCTATGATAACTGTCAAGTGTGTCCACACAAGTGGATGATCACATATAATATTGATGATGAGATAGAAGAGTGGTATGATAACTATAAGCAAGAGTATTTTCAACTAACATACGGTATGAAACATAGAGGTAGTAAGAATCGTAACCAACAAGAGTTATTGATCAAGAATTACGAGGCAAAAGTCGCTAATCCTCTAGAGGTAATGTATGCAGGATGATCTAGCACAACTGATTAGGCAACAACTTATATCTCTACCTCACCTAGAGGTTGTAGAGACTGATCATAAGTTAATTGAGCATGAAAAAGTCACTATTCACAATGAAATGTGGAAGTGTAAAGGTCTCAGAAAAATACATCTCGAGAGAGCAACACTAGAAGACAGGTTAAAGATAGTCCATTGTGTTTTTTACCCAGATCCTGAGTATAGAATCCCTATTTTTGGGTGTGATATCATAGAAACACCAAAGCAAGTCACTGCTGCTATCGTTGATATTTCTCCTGTGCATGGTGTTAGTTTTGACTATCAACTTGCTCCAATATGTGACAGATATCACTTCACAAACGATAGAATTCTACCTCAATGGGCAGAAGAAGTCTTCTCACCTTACTGTAAATTTGCTAGGTTAAATGATGATCAGGACAAGAGAATTTATCTTGATGTAACTAGAGAATATTTACGAGAATTCGTCAAATATGTTAGAATAGCAGAGAAAGATTACAAACATAAGGACTGGATATCTATCATGAAAAGAATAGACGATCAGTCTTGGTATTGCACATCACAGAGGAAGAATAAGAAGACAAAAGCAGTGTTAACTCAGTGGTTTGACGAGGAATGGGCAGACAATTATATCAACAACGTATTATTTGACAAACCTTTTATTAATTATGGCACAAGATTACAATCCGTTTGACTATGTTAACTCTATAAACTTAAAAACTGCAGATTACACCAGTGATGAGGGGTATATGAAGCATTATCCTGCATTCATGGTCAACAAGGCACTGTCATACTTTATCGATACCATCATGCACTCCAATGAGATGAATAGATTGGGTGCAACTCTAGACAAGGACATGCAATATAACTTTTTTATACATAGTGTTAGGAAATCTAAGAGGTTTTCTCCTTGGGCAAAAAAGTCTACTAACCCCGATCTAGACATAGTAAAACAATACTATAACTACTCCACAGAGAAGGCAGAGCAGGCACTAAAACTACTCAGTAAGGAAGAAATCCAAGTAATTAGGTCTAAATTATCCGTTGGAGGAATTAAATGAGTGACGAGATCAACTGGTCTCCTAGCATGATGGTTGAGGTTACATTAAAAGAACCAGATGACTTCCTAAAGGTTAGAGAAACCCTTACCAGAATCGGTGTAGCGTCCAGAAAAGAGAAGAAGCTATATCAATCGTGTCATATCCTGCATAAGAAGGGTAAATACTACATCGTACACTTCAAAGAGTTGTTTGCTCTTGACGGTAAACCGTCTAACATGACAACTAACGATGCTCAACGTAGAAACAGAATCGCTAGACTATTATCTGACTGGGGTCTCATAATTGTGTCATCACCTGTAGCAGATACAGACTTGGCACCGTTAAATCAGATCAAAGTCCTGTCATATAAAGACAAAGGCGAATGGAATTTAGAGAGTAAATATAATATCGGAAAGAAAAAACAACCTGTAGAAACTGTTAGTAAATAAACACCTATATAATAATAGTGTAGGCATATACCATGGCAGAAGTAAAAGAAAAACCAAAAGGTCCTATAGGTAAACTTAAAGAAGTGGCTGAAGATAAAGAAGAGCAACTTCAATACCTAGCAACACTCATAAGAGTGATAGTCCTCGTGTGGTCAGCAGGAATTTTGACTTTAAACTACGTTAAAATACCAGGCTACGAGAGAGGAGAAAGGATTGATCCAACTTTCATAGCTTCGGTCTTCACAGGTACTTTAGCTACTTTCGGCGTCTCCGCAGGAGGTAAGAAAAAGAAAGATGATGGTGGTGGTAGTGCCAATATATCTAAAAAAGATATGGAGTTTCTTATTGCTAAGGCATCAGAGACTGCACCTGCTCAAACTATCAGGATTGAATCTGGTCCTGTAAAAATTGTCCCAGACACTAAGTAATCATGCAAAAAATTATTAACGGAATCGCTATTTTCTCAGGTGTAGTAGCACTTGGAGTAGTTGGTCTCGGTGGATATGTATTCATTAGAAAGGATGCAATCATTGAAGACGTTAAATCAAAAATTACAGAGGCAGCACTAGGATCTGTCACTGGATCTCTACCAGATATGCTTCCAGATGCAACTGGTCCTGCGATCCCTGATTTTGGTGGCGTAGGAATGCCTAAACTCTAGGAGGGCACCATGCTTACTAATAAGTGGAAGTGGATATCATTTGGTGTGGTAGGCAGTCTATTCGCTGTCTCACATCTTGGTATGATAGGATATATTGCTACAAGAGAGAAAGAAGCACCACTACCATCAGTGGATTTACCTGTAGGTCCTTACACATCATATAAGGTGAGTGTATCGGACGAGGGATATGCTATTTCATATTCAGCAAACGATCCAAAGACAGCATTTATCACTAAGGATATCAAAGAGAAAGGTGGATTCTTAGGACTTGCAACTGAGACTACTAAGGTCACAGAAGAATACTTCATGGATGGTCAGATCAATCAAGGTGGTGCAGTATCTAATACTAGATCATGGATAGATCAGAAGCCTGGTTTGACTGTAGGACAGGCAGCAGAGATAGGTGCAATCAGACAATCTGAAGCATGTATCAAGGCAGTTGGAAGTGCAGAAGGCACAGGTAGATTGGTTGGCACATCGATTGGTGCTGCAGCAGCACCTAGTCTTAGCACTATTCCATTCGTAGGATGGGTAGCAGCAGGATGGGTAGCAATGTTTGGTGGTAATCAAGGTGCAGAGATAGGTGGAAATATGGCAGAGGACTTGAATAAGAACTGCTGATGACTATCCCAAGTATACAGATCAACAGCACTCACGTTGATACTATAGGGATATTCAAGGTTAACGTGCCAGAGTGGTTAACATCCACTCCGACACATGCTGTACCTACTCATCCACCTGCTACTGTCATTATAGGTAGTCCTATTATTGACATGCCAGGTTGTGTTGAGACACACGAGTTTAGTGATAGAAATAATAGTATAATTAAAGACGATGAAGATAATCTATTAGTATTCTGTGATGCAGAGTATCCATCTTATAATGCGATGGATTATGAGCCTGATCAGTTACAGTTAGAGATGGAGGCAACACCTCCACCTGTTGTTGATCCACCACCTGCACCAGATGTAAATGCACCTGAGGTGCCACCAATAGATCCACCTGAGACTGAGTGTCCTGCACCTAATCAGCCGCGAGTGGGTGACTTAACACAGGATGGTAGTGAGAAAGTCATAGGTCATGAGCTACAAGGCACTACCTGTGTGGTATTGTATGAAGATACTACAGCAATCGAAAAATTTTTACCCTCTACAAATCAAGTGAGCACTACAGCAGCGATAGCAGTAGTCGCAACAGCTGCGGCTGCTGCTACACCTTTACTATTGAGAGTCATAAAACCAGTCATAAAAAAACTCACGACTACTGTCCAAAAGAAACTTGGAAAGCATCGTGAGTTGTCTAGGAATGAGATTATGACTAATAAGTATCGTGAGAAGAAAGGACTCCCTCCTCTCAAGATTCCTAAGAAAAGTATTATTAACAGATATAAGAAGTAATTATAACTTAGAGTTGTTTCCTATAGAGATTTCTTTTAGGCTGCTTGCGTTGCCATTAGGTATCGTGTGTGCATGGGGAGCCACAACATTAACATTCTGCACCACAACATCAGCACATACACTATAATAAGGTGACTTTGGATGGAAGGTGATCCCAGCCTTCATCAGCTCACCGCAGTTTTTCAATCTCGCAATCTCAAAGTCTAATCTCTTATTTGCATTTGCCTGTACCATCAATGCTATATTTGCGTCTGCTGCTTCTTTACATTGCTGTTGTAGTTTCTTATCTAATGGTTTAGACCACGTTGCTGAGACACCTATTGAGAAGTTATAGTTATCTTTCTGAGCTGTCCTAGTGGGGACGTAGTATAAAATATCACCTGGATTGTCTAACACACCGTCATCATTGACGTCTGACATGTCGTACACTGGCGAATCCCAATAATCCTCAAACGGTTTTTGAGATGATGCTGTTGCTGTGGCATATGGTGTAACGTTGAGGGTAGGACCCTGACACTGTATACCATTACCATATGTGTTAGTTATATATGGACCTTGTAAAACCTGTATAGCTTGGTTGGTCACTGAGCCAGAAGAATTCGCGATCGGCGATGCAGTCGCACTAACTCCACCAACTGTCTCTGCTATAGCAGAGGGCATAAACCCAGTCATAGCAAGGGATATCCCTATTGCTGAAAGATACTGGTTGTGTCTGTGACGCTTGTTACGGTTGTTTCTCTTTGTATTATTGTGTGATTCGACAAGCCTGGTCCGCTGTATGTTTCCGTGAATTGAAACGGTGCACCTGGTGTTGTCTGTGTGAAGGTGGGTGTTGTCCCTACTCCTGTCCATGTTGAAGTCACTCCGTCAATAGTTACATTAGTTGTAGATGTGGTTGGTGATAAATTATCAGTTGTTGTAATTCCATTTCCTGTTACCGACCATTGATAGCCTGTATTATAATCCATGGAATTTATGGTCTCTTTCACCGTAGAAGTCGTTTCCGTGTGGGTAGTCATCGAACCTTGGGTGAAATTTGGTACCACAGGCACTGCTATGACTGGGGTTACGCCCATTGCAAAGAACATGAGGAATAGTTTATATGTATTCCTCATGATGTTAATCAAAGATAGTGACTTCGCTTACAAACTGACCTGTTGTAGATGTACCTACATTACCTGTACCTGTTAGGGTAATTGCATGAGCAGCAGTAATAGTACCTGGTGCATTAGTTGAACTCTCCTGAGTTCCTGCAGATGTAATTGATACACTACCGAAGTCTGAATATTCAGATGCTGTACCTGCTATGTCACCCTTAGTGAATGACTGAGCAAAGGAAAAGGATCCTGATCCTGTCTGTGTTCCTGTGATAGATCCTACTGTTGCGACACCTGTTGTGCCATCGTAGGTGTTAATTCCAATACCATTTGCGGTTGCACTCGATGCACCTGCTGCTGTATGGGATGTTGTCACGTTTGTACCTGAGATTGAAAAAGAATTTCCAACTCTTGAATAGGTTGCTTGCTGTGCATCTACTGTGTGTTGTAAACTTGACTGGTGTCTAGTTGACAATCCACCTGCATTTGCAGCTGATCCTAGGGACAATAACATAATAAAGAATAATGTTTTCTTCATTTTATCCTCGCGAGGGATTACTACTGTAGCTTTATTTAGCATAGTTATTATTACGGTATTCTGTAACAATCGAGACGGTAGTCACCATATACAGTTACATTACTTCATGGTTAAATAGTAGTGTCGCCTTCGGGGACACAAACAACTAACTCGCTTTTAAAGGAGAATTATGAAACTAACTAAATGGACATCTAAGGATGTCGATGCAATCTTTGATGCAGCAAATCGCTACAGTGTAGGGTTTGACGATCTATTTTACAGACTACATGCATATGGAATAGGGTCTCCACAGACACAATACCCACCATATAATATTGTCAAAGAGTCTGAAGAGACATGGAGAATCGAATTAGCACTAGCAGGATGGGATCCAAAAGATGTAGAGGTCTCAACAGAAACAAACGTGCTGATAATCAAGTCAGTAGATAAAGATGAGACTGACAGTCAAGAGTATATACACAGGGGTGTGGCAGCAAGATCATTCTCTAGAGGATTTAACCTCAGTGATGATGTAGAGGTAGGTGATGTTAAGTTTACCAATGGATTGCTATCTATTACTCTAACTAAGATCATTCCCGATCATCAAAAACGTAAGGTATATGATATATCTTAAAATTAAGGAGGTGCTTGACACCTCCTTTTTTCATGGTAAGATAAATAGGTCACTAGTCTTTCTAATATGAGTATCAAAATTGCTAGGATGGTTAACGGCGAAGATGTAGTCGCTGACATTAAAGAAGTAAGGAATGCACCGTCTAAGGATTTCACAAGTAATCCAGAGGATCTTCGTGTGCTTGCTTATGAATTTAAAGATGCATTTTCTATTCAATTAGAAATGAATGAAAAGGATTTCCTTGTAGAAGAAGAAGGGAATGGGGAGAATCCACTAAAGGATATCCGTATGAGATTTTATCCATACTTCCCACTAACAGTCGGGGCAAATTTTATTTCCCTACACCATGTTGTAAGTATTGCTGACCCTCATCATGAGGTGCTTAAAAGATATGAGCAAGCGTTGACCACTATTAAAAATTCAAAACCCCAAAAAGATGATGTTAAAGTTGATTATACTGAAATCCCACCCGAAGGTCTTCTTGTTGGGTGACGTTGTAGAATTAGACGAAGAACCTAGTTACCTCTTACAAAACTGCCATGAAGTTACAGGTCATGGACTGTCAAAGTATCCTCCCTACTCAGATCAAGATGATCTATTCCTAGAGAGCACAGATGTATTGACTGTCGTAGATCCATCACCTGCTATTGCAAAGAAGTATCTAGTCATGTTAGAATCAAAGGATAAGAAAGCAAAGAATGAGTGATTTTTATACTAACGTAATTATCTTCGGAGATACAGCGTTGGTAAGGGGATATCGAAACGGTGAGCGTGTGCAATACCGTGAAAAGACATCCCCTTCTCTGTTTCTAGTGCCCACTAATCAGTCAAAGAAGTCTAAGTATAGGACTCTTGATGGTAGGTATGCACATAAGAAAAAGTTTGACGGAGTAAGAGAGGCAAGAGATTTCCTACAGAAGTATTCTGATGTAGAAGGTATGGAAGTGCATGGATATGAGAGGTTTGTCTTCCAACATATCGCACAGAAGTTTCCTAATCGTGTCAACTATGACATAAGGAAGATGGGTATATGGACTATTGATATTGAGGTTGCATGTGAGAATGGATTCCCTGATGTAGAAGCATGCCAAGAGGATATGCTCTGCATAACCATGAAGAATATGATCACTAAACAGATCATTACATGGGGCACAAGAGAGTATACAGCACCTGACACTGTAGAGTATCGTGTATTTAATACTGAGCATGAGATGCTACAGGACTTCCATAAATTCTGGGTGCATAACACTCCTGACATCATCACAGGGTGGAATAATAACTTCTATGACATGCCTTATATCTGTCGTAGGATTGAAAAGATCCTAGGAGAGAAGTGGATGAAGAGTCTCTCACCTTGGAATGTTGTAAAAGACCGCATCGTAAATGTGCAAGGCCGAGCAAATCTCGTCTATGATATTCTTGGTGTAACTATCCTAGATTACCTTGATCTATACAAAAAATTTACCTATTCTGCACAAGAATCATACAGTCTAGAGCATATATCTACAGTTGAGTTGGGAGAGAATAAGTTAGACCATAGCATGTATGAAAACTTCAAAGACTTTTATACCTCAGACTGGAAAAGATTTGTAGATTACAACATCCATGACGTTGAGTTGGTTGATCAACTAGAAAGCAAGATGAAACTTGTTGAGTTGGCAGTCACTATGGCATACGATGCTAAAGTAAACATTGATGATGTATTCTCACAGGTAAAGATGTGGGATACTCTCATATATAATGACTTGTATTCAAAGAATATTGTTGTGCCCCCTAAGCAAACATCCGACAAGGATGATAAGTATGCAGGGGCATACGTCAAAGAGCCTG